TGGGCAAGTACCTATTATTTCAGCGCTAGCAGAACCAAATGATAATTCACTACCATCAGCTATTGTTGATGCGTTACTTAGTGTTAATGAAGTTGTAGATATTGAAGAAACTGTAGTACCTGTTGGTATTGTGTCTAGTGCGTTTTTAGAAACTACTGTTTGGCCAGGTTTTATATTGGTATCAGCACCACTTAGTGTCACTGAAGCACTATTATTAACAGCACCATTAACAGTTTTGTTTGTAATTTCAGAGATAATATAGCTATTATTGTAAGGTATTTTATTACCTTTTATATTTTCTACAGCACCAACATCAGAAGAGTCAGATGTGCTTACAAAGATGTTTTGAGCCTCTCTATATTCGCCTTTAGGTACCAACCTTTCATCTAGGTCGGTGTTCATCTTGCCCTGTACAAAATTATTTTTTATCTCTGCCATTTAATTTTATTTAATGTGCTTTGTTTTACCTCTCATTACTTGAGTTAACTCTTCGGATTTTAAATTAGATAACCTTAGTTTAGCATTTCTTACAGCCGCTCTTCTTTCTCTTCTATATCTATTAACGATGTATTCAGGTATATTTATTTTAGTAGACAAAACTGCGTATGCTATATACTTATAAATAGCTTCTTCTGCAAATTTATGCACCAATGAATCGTCATCAACATTTAAACCATCAGAAACATATTTTAATGTAACTATTTTATCAGTTAAATTACCTGTAAAGTGTATTTTACCCTGTACTTGATCAATTAAAAAACCACCATTATCTTGCGCTAACGCGGGATCAAGACCGTATCTTCCGCCCATGTTATCTAAGTCAACCGTGTACCAATCACTTTTTTTCATATTACTTTCATCAGTCGTGTTGTCCTGGTGTTTTTTTAATGTTTCTGATTTATTTGCTTCTAGTAATTTACCATTATCATCAAATAAATAACTAAAATCATTGTCTTGTAATATAGAAACCGGGTTACTTGATTTACGTATAGGAAATAGTATATACTCATGACCATCATCTCCAACCCATGATAACTTAACATAATTAACATAATCATGCGGTAAAGTCATAGCGAGGGATGGTGGTACTTCTATTTCTTGTGATTTATGTGACTGCAGTGTATCATAGCTTAATTCTTGTATACCTCTTTGCGCGTGAAATAAAACATCAGTTCTACTTACATTTTTTAATAGTTTACCATCACCAACATAACTTATCATAAAGTTTGTTACAATATCTTTTAGTTTTATATTTTGATATGTACCATAAGCTGCTTCTTTATTATTCGCTTCTATTTTAACAACAGTGTTAAGCGCTGGTTTATATGATGCGCCAAACGTTACCGCGTTGCTAGCGTAAGTATATCTTGTTACAGCTTCAGTATTACTTTGTAAAACATTATCTATATAAACAGCAATATCACCTATAACACTTGGTAGTGGATCAAAAAAACTATCAGTTAGTTTAAACTCAGCGTTACTTGCATCGGTTTGTCTAAAACTCTGTGTTTGCTTATAATAACCTTGTGGTGTTAAGTTTGTTAATGCCATATTCTTATTGTTTTACTGCTTCGTTAGCTTGTGATATTTGTGTTGTTAATTGCGTTATAGCTGGATCTTTAATAGTAACACCAGCATAACCAAGTATTGTTAATATTAACATAGTTTCTTCAGATGGATGTAACTCAAAGTTTGTTGATCCTTGCGTTGTGCTTGCGTATAAATCTTCTGCTCTTAAAGTTATTTTAACGTTAGTTGAATTTATTACACTACCAGCGGCGTTTGCTAAAGTAAACTCATCACCAATAGCATAACCAGTACCAGCAGCATTTATTTTAACATTAGTTATGGTGCTACCTGATGCCGTGATAGTAACGTTCATACCAGTACCTGAAGATGTGCTTGTTATTCCAGTTGTACTGTTTTGAAGGTCTATTGGAAGATCACCATTAGTTAAATCTGTTGCGTTAGTAGATACAATACCAATTGTTCTATTTCCTAATACACCACCACCATCAACATATGGGTTTGAATCATATATACTAGTACCATAAGTAGCATTAGTTGAATAACCCCATCTAGGTGTGTTTGGTACTTTCACATATCTTAATGTAGGTGTTGCTATAGATATCGGATCTACAACAATAGCAGAGCTTGTTTTATGATATACCGGAAAACTTGTAGTTGGTTGCGTTAATTTAGATGATTTTAAGTATGATAATTTGTTTTTATCAACTCTTTCTATAACCGTGTTATCTTTTGATATGTCTATTATTTTATAAACATCAGTAGGTAGAGTACCTTGGCCAGTAGTATTATCTACAGTTATTGAACTTTCTTTATAAAAAGCATCAATTTTTTCTCTTGTTTTGTCTGGTAAATTAGCGTAACCTTCACTTACAGCTCCAGCTTCTTCTAATCTAATTTCTTTATTATATATGGCAAATGCTTGATCTAATAGAGTTAACTGTGCTTGCTTAGCCATCCTGTTAAACTCATCAGCAGTTAAATAGCCTCTTTGCTCTTTATTTAAAATTGATAATACAGATTTGTATACGTTATTTACGTTTATTGCCATAACTTATTTTTTATATAGTGTAGTCACTCAATAGAGTGACTACTCTATAAAGTGATTAATTATTTTAATCTTTTTTCTATGTTTTTATAAACTTCCATACCTTCATCAGTCTTAAAATAAGCTGCTAAAGCAGAATATGGATGCTCATCAAACGGGACTGTCATAACTTTTCTTTTGTTACTAGCCCAAGTAAATTCTCTTTGATCTTGCGATAAGCGTAATATATCTGCTTCTACCGCTTTAATACCAAAGTTTCTAAGTTCAACATTGTCGTCTTTCATTAAATCAAGAAATAATTCTGGGTTTTGCTTAGCAAATACTAAAACATCTCTTTTTATTTCTTTAGATGTCATGCTAGCAACTGAACTACCCTGTTCAACTCTCAATATAGCTTCAGCGTGATCAATATCTAGATTTTTAGCAGCAGTTAATGCTTCTATTTCCATTTCTAGTATGTCTAAATCGCTTACAGCTTCTGCAACACTATCGTATTCTGTGTAAGTTCTATTTTTATCTGGATGATAAATTGATAAAAACTTTTGAAGTGTTTGCTTTTCTTTTGGAACAAATAAAGTTCCATCTCTAAATATAATATGTGATAACCTAACTTCACCCTTCATTTCGTCAACAAATGGTGTCTTTTGGTTTTCACAGTATTTTATCTGTCTCTCGTATCCCATTTCCTGATCGTAATAAAGCATATTTTTGCTTTTTAATATATGAACTATCGGTTTATCATTACCTGTTAATTCATATAATCTATCTTTTATCTCCCACTTGGGAGCTTTTGTTTTTGTTTTTTTCATGATATAATATAATAAAATTTTAAAAATAAAAAAGGGTTAGAGTGCCGAAGCACCCTAACTCTTTTAATAATGATTATGAGTTAAATAACACGAAGTTATTTGCAGCTTGTACTACTAAGCATCTTTCAGATAAATAGTGTACTTCCATCTTATCATCTCCAGATGTAGCAGCTCCTACAGAACCAGTAACCCAAGTTTTCATCTTTCTGTTATCTGTTTCTGAAGCTCTATATCTTACGTGTAAGAATGGTCTTCTCATGTTTCTACCTAAAGATTGATCGTAAACTGAAGTAGTTCCAGCTGGTATTAATACACCAGCAACTCCACCTACTAAACCTCTAGTAGAAGCGTCATTTAAGTATTTCCAGTCAGTTTTATAGAAGTCATAAGAACCTCTTCTAAAACCAGTGAAACCTAAGTTAAGCGCCATGTCTTCTGAATTATTGAATAATCCATATCCTAAACCACCACTAATATGTGGGTTTAGACCTGCTAAAGCGTCGTCAACATTTATATTTGAGTCTCTATCTAAGAAAAGAGTATTTTCTTCAATAGAACCTTGCTTATCTAGCTCTTTTAATAGAGTAGTAAAATCAGTAATTGTCTCGCCAACAACGTCAAACATTGTAGCTGCAGTAAGACCTCTTTGATTTATTTGTTTAAATAAACCATCAGATCCCGCTGGAATATCAGCGTCCGCACCACTTGCTGAAGCCTCAGCTTCAACCATTGCCATTTCTAAATAATCCTCATATCTCTTTCTAGTATCAGCCTCAGACTTAACGTACCATAAGAAGCCGTTTTGTCCAGCTTCGCCAGAAACCTCAACCCAACCAATTTGAGCAGCGTCAGATCCACTAATTTCAAAGTGGTCCTTGATGATCATTGGTGAGTTTTTGTATGATTGAAATTTAGGTTCAACCGCTTCTGCCATAGAAGCTGTACCTTTACCAAAGTCAGATCCGTATACAAACATTTTAATAGTTTGTGTAGCGGCACCGCCTGAAATTGTATTAGAAACGTTAGTAACGTTAGCAGCTCCGTAAGGCTTAATGACTGGTGAAGCACCAGCAGTCTTAACATATGCTTTAAATACAACTCCTCCAATAACGCATACTAAAGTATTACCAACTCTTAAAGAGTGATCAATGTTAGCACCACCTGTGTTATCAATATCTTTGATAGCTGTGATAGCACCAGTTGCAATAGTACATGTTGCTTGGTAAGCGATGTGAAGTCTACCTTGTTCTGACCAAATTACTTGATCTGAAGTCATAGCTTCTTCTGCGCTTAAAAAGTCTAAGAAACCGCCAATAGAACGATCTCCATATTTTTCTACTTCTGAAGCATAAAGCTCAGGTAGATATTGTTTTGTCCATCCATCACTTCTGATGTCTAGATAATTTGAATTAAGAGTGACTTTACCAGTTGCTGGTGTTACAATACCAGCGGCAGGTATACCACTTCCAAAACTTACATTTGCCATAGTTTTAAATTTTTATAGTTAATTAATAATTTTTAAGTTTAAATTTTAAATTAGAACTATCGTCTCCACTCACCACTTTATATTTCATACCATCAGACTCAACTGTGCTAGATTTTCTTGGATCCATATTAATATTTTTTGAATCCATATTAACCTCTTTTACTGCATCAGCCTTACCTTGTTGGTAAAAGTGATTTGCGATAGCGTCAGCATTTCTAGCAGCAAATAATGCTTTGTGATAACCTATGGCGTCATCTAGTAAATTATCGTTACTAACGTACTTACTAAATGCTTGGATTAAATCACTCTGCGCTTCTTTATTTGCGTTAACATCGTTAACATTATAACGATATTTTTTATCACCAACTTTAAACTCAAAACCTTTGAATTTATTATTAAAAACTTCGTTAGTCTTTTTTTCGTAGTTTGCTTGTTGCTGTGACGTTAGTTTTTGCATTTCATCTTGCTCTTTATTGTAGCGGTTAAAAAAGTCCATAGCCTTTTTCGCTTCAGGTGTTAATCTTGAGCCCATTTTGACCTCTTCATAATACTCACCTTTCATTTGCTCTAAATGGTTTCTAGCTTTTGCAACCTCTTCTTTATAAGCAAGTTGTTTGCGTTTTACATCCTTTGCCTCATCTATCTCTTCGTCGTATGAAAATGAATCTTCCATTAAGAAGTTTCTTTCATCCTGAGATAAGTGTGGTTTAGTTTGTCGATAATACTCATTTAATAAAGTACCATCATCGGTTTTTGAATAGTCCGCATTGAGCCTAACGTAGTCTTCAAGCGTACCGCCAGTTTCTTTCATAAAGTCCACGACTTTTTGAATGTTGTCTGGCAACTCCACCTCTGGAGAATTATTTTTAATTTCTTGTACTTGCTCTTCAACAACTTGTTTTGTTTCCGGTGTTGTTTCTACCTGAGGTTCTTCATCAGTTATTTCCTCTATAACTGGTTGTTCTTCTTTATTTGTTTCCTCAGTTTTAACTTCTTCAACAACTTCTTCTTTTACTTCTTCTTTTACTTCTTCTTTTACCTCCTCTTCGTTGTTTTCAGTTAAGTTTACTTTAAATGTACCGTCTTCCTGGAAGCCAGTATCTTTTTTAGGTTCTTCAACGGGTTTTTGTTCAACTTTAGTCTCTTCAACTTTAGTATCAACAACCTCTTCAACAACCTCTTTTGCTTTCTTTTTTCTAGCCATAATATAATATTATAAAATTAATAAATTTACCTAGGGTCAAATTGCTCTAGGTCAAAGCCACCTAAATTATCAAAGCCCGCAGACTCAAACTTTTTAGCTGGTAAATCTTTTTTTCTTTGTTCTATCATTTCAGACTGCTGACTAGCTTGTATTCTAGTTCTTTCATCTTTACGATCTTCTTTACTGTTCTCTCTATCTTTAATCACTTGTGAATCCATTTCTTTAAGCTTTAAGTTAAGGTCAAATTCATGTTGCATAAGTTCTTTTTTAATCATTGCTTCAGTCTCCATTTTTTTAATGTCAAACTCCAACTGTGCTTGGTTAATCTGCACTTTACTTTGCGCTATACCCTGTTGCTTTTGTATTTCAGCGGCAGCAGAAGCCTCAGATGACTGAGCGTTAGCTTGCGCTTGTGCTTGTATGTTCTGTTGTGATATAGCTTGATCCTGCTCTATCTTTTGTCTTCTTCTTATTTTTAATAACTCGTTAGCTAACTTTAAATTTTTAACATCACGAACATCAATAGCGTCTTCAAGAGATATTTGCTGTTGTTGCAATGCTACTTGTATATTATTTTCAAGCATTTGTTTTTCCTCATCATCTGGCGCTAGTTCTATAAATATACCAAAATCATGCAAGTGAAGTTCTTTTACCTCATCTAACGTAGCTACATTAAACCTACCTAACGAATTAACAAACTGATTTTTTGTATTTGAGTATTCTAACACGTCAGATATTCTCAATGAACAAGCTTCAGCTGTTTTTAAACTTAAGTATAAGCCAGCTTGTAACACGTGTCTTGTAGCTGTATTGCTATTAGCAGCAGCTAGCTTTTGTACACCTACTAAAGCATTTTTATCTGGTGTACTACCATCTCTAGCCTCGTTTAATCCAGTTACATCTCTCATCATTTGTAAGTAATAATTGTAAGACTGTATTAAAGCTCCTAGCTTACCACCCCCAGAACCACTTGTAATTTCTTGTATAGGAACTTTACCAGCGTTAAACTCACCGTCCTGTGTCATTGATCTACCGATTACACTACCAGTTTGAAAGAACATGTTTAAAGCTTCTTGTGGGTTATAGTTTGTGCCGTTACCTAAGTCTATTTCAGCAAGGCCGTCAGCGTCTAAATAAACACCATCAGGAACCATTCTAGCCATAACTTGCTGTAACTTTAGGTGCGTTAATTGAATCATATCCGCAAATGTTGTCATTCTGCCGACTAGAGATTCAATTTTACCTTTATACATCCTAGGTGCAGCAATACTATAACTCATTTGCACTTTGGTTATGTCCGACTTGGGTCTAGTCATATTTTCAGCTAGCTCCCATTTTAGTAAGCTATCGTGCCCCACAACCTTAGCACCACAGTATAAAACCTCAATAGCTCTTGATGATTTTGAAAACCTATCATTATCATCTGCTTTAAAATCGCCTGGTTTTTTTATTGCCTTTTGAGCTCCGCTTGCTGTTGTTTTTACTTTATAAGCTTGGTTTTTAAACGTTTTGTATTCAAAATATAACACATCAACAATACCTTCTTGTTGGTCTGACGTATAATATCTATTTCTTTTATATGTTGTTTGACCGAGCTGCTCCATTTTTTCTAAATCTTCTTGAGATATATCAGGAAACTGCTTTTTAAGCTCAGGTATAGATATTCTTCTTACCTCACCAACGTAATATAAGTCATCAAAGTAAGGTGACTCTGTATAAGAGTACACGATGTCAGAAGGATCTACATATTCTATTTTAATACCTTCAGCTGTATTAAAACTATTTTTAACGCAACCTATAACTAATACCGTTAAATCATAGTCAACTCTTTTCTTTAGATTTTCATACTTTTTTAAATCAAACAAGTTTGATAATGCTTCTTCATGCGCTATTTCTATAGACTGTTTGTAATTTAGCTGCATGTGAACTGATAACTCTTCATCGTTAGCAGGTAGTTCTTCAGGGTTGTTTTTGAACATATCTACTCCAGTGTTATCTAGCAAAGTTTGTTTAAAGTCTTTGGTCTTCATATCCTCAACAACACTATTTATATAGTCAGTTCTTTGTTGTAATGAAGATGGATCTTGTGAGTATGAGTTTATTTTATATACCCTTTCACCAATGCCGTTAACTACTATATCTACAAATTTTGGGATTATTGGAACTGGTTTCCAGTCTAAATTAAGGTAAGATAAATCACCATTAATAGATAATTCATCTTTATATTTTTGAATTGATTGTTCGCCTCGAGCATATAATCTAAGTTTGTGAAAATTATCACGCAGTGTATAATATTTTGCGTTATGTGAATCTTTTTTAAACCACTCTGATTCTATAGAATTTGCAACTTGCATACCATATTCTAAACTACTCTTTTCTGAGTCAGAAACAGCTTGGCTGGGAAAATACGTTTTTGGTTGTTTCTTTACCATTTTTATTATATTATTTTTGATCTTGTTCCACTATTTGCATATCTTGCAAAACTTATATTTACTTTTTGTTTATCTACTTTAGCATTTGGTGTATATAAATGTCTATTGCATGCCATTATTGCTAAACCACTACTAATAGTTGCATCAAATTTTGTTCTTTTGTTTATATCAAACTTAGACCAATCATTCAATGTTCCATTAAAATACATATTACCATATTTTTCATCAGACTTTAAACCTACATGCTCCTGTATGTACATTTCAATAGCAGCAGCGTGTGCTTGTTTAATGTCTTCACTAGTGTTTGGTATACCACCTATTTCTTTTTCTGTAACAGAAAGTTTGTTCCATGTTTTATCGGGTCTGTTCATTGAGTAGCCTCTATAACCCCTACGTTTCAAATGATATAGTAATCTAGGTTTATTATTTTCTGCTAATATTGGCATACCATAAAATACTAAAGCCATTAAAACATCTTCAAAAAACATCTCAGCTGTCGCTGGTCTAGCCACATATTCTAAAAAAAATTGACTAGGTGGAGCATCTTCCATGCTAAATTTAGTTAAACCATGCAAAGCGCCTTTTGAACCTTTGCCATCAACTGTTCCTGATATGTCATAAGAGTCACATCCAAATGCTCCCATATGCTCATTACCAGGGCACTTAACGCCATTATTGTTCACAACTCTGTTTTGTAGTCTAGCTGGCGGCACCCATGACACATTAAATCTACCCTTTTGATCGGGGTAAAATATAACTTGCGTGTCTTTTATACCATTAACCCACTGAAAATTACCAGTGGACACACTTTGGTTTGTTTCTTCGTTATAATCTATTTGGTCGTATATTCTTGCTAAGTTAAATACACTATTTTTAGTTTCATCTCTAAAAGCATGTTCTTCGCTTCTAGGAAACTGGCGGTAAAACTCGTTTAAGCCATCCTGGTCGTTTTTGAGCCCTTCAGCTTCGTTTTGCCAGTGATCAATAACGCCTGTGTCAATGACATCGCCATGTGGACCAATTGCTTCTTTTTCTGGACTTTCAAAGACAGGTACTCCATATTCATCAATGAAACCCTCATAATTCCACTCCATTGGTATAAAAAAAGAGTAAAGACCCGAATTAGTTTGACCATTTCTGTTTCGTTTGGTAACATCTGAATTATAATATAGTTTTTTAAAATTATCACCCCCTTTATCTAGTGCGTTACAGGTTGAACCCATCATACACTTACCTATAATTCTACTACCTAATCTTAGAGTTGTTTTTGTTACCCTCCAGTTATTTAATATATTATCTGGTCTTTCCCACTTGCCTGATTCATCGTGCGCGAGAAGCTTTAGTTTCTCACCGTCATATGAATTATCACCGGTATTTTTCCAATCGATAGTCGTATCAAGACCGGTAAGTTCTTCTGGTTGATCACTGGCAGCTGTGGTAAGTTTTCTTCTTGTAAGCTTAGACGCAGGTACTCTGTACGCAAGTTCTGTCTTCGGCCTGTCCATTCCATCCTGTATAGGTTTGAAAAAGAAAGGATAGTTGACCGATATTGGTACAACTTTGTCTGTGAACATCTTTTTAGCATCGGCACCAGACTTAGATAATATACCGAATCTCGCATCTGATGATATTGTGGCAAGGTTAACGATTTCACCTGAGGCCATAAACGAAAAACCAGATCGTCTGTTTTTGAGGTAGCACATGCCATACGATCTAACATCCGCTTTGCAAGCTTCCCAGAATATAAAGAATAATCGATTTGCTTCTCTAAAATCAGGGTGTCCAACGTCAATCTTTGACCATTGGAGGTACATGTAATGAGTACCAGTGATATAAGTAGGAACACCTTTGTTATAATACCAAAACCCTTCATCTCTTCTTGTAAACTCATCCTCTATATAATCAATGTATTTATTTTTAAACTCATCAGGATAATCTCTCCAGTCAAATATTGTTTTTATTCTATTGAGTTCTTTTGGATAAGAAGATACTTCCCACTTATCACTTTTAAATTTCTTTATTTTTGCAGGTTGTTTTGGTAATGCTATTTTTAGATTTTGTATTTCAATAATATCACCTATTTGCCCCGTCTTGCTTATGACCACAATATCATTTTCTTTATTGTAACCATACTTCCACTTTTTACTTTTATTAAGTCTTTTAAGCGTATTAATTCTTACTGGCTCAACAACTTTATATAATGTCTGTTCGTACATTACTTAGATCTTTTCTCTGCAAAACCGCCAAAAGCTTTTGGTTGGGTTTCTTCTTTTGCTTTACCATCTAACATTGCCTTTTCCTCGTCAATGCGGTTTAATATTTCAAATGCATCAAATATCGCTAGCTTCTTCGTTGCAGCTGCGTTTTTTAACCTGTCTGCAGAAACGTCATCGTCACTATCAACTATTTTTTCTTTAGCAACTTTTATAAGTTCATCAACTGCTCTGTAACCAGCTTGGATTATATTCTTTTTCTTGTCCTTGGTATTCATATTTAATTGTAATTTCACTTGTGTATACCCTATATAGTCTCTCGCGCTCTATAACGAACTCGTATTCACTGCTAGGTGTAAACCCTATTAAATCACCTTCTGTTAATCCTGACTCACCTAAGAGCTTATTAGAGTATTTTAAAACACCAACCAATGGTTGTTCCGTACCGATATCTAAAGCGTTGTATGAGTGTATTGGTTTTACAAAACAATATTCATCAGGCGCTTGCCAATGATTACTTGATTTATATAAAAATATTTGGTCTAATGTAATTTTATAAGTTATGTCATCAACAAAATTAGAGCTGTTTTTTTCAGTACCCCGCGCATCATGCCAACGTCTAAAAACATTATGGTGAACAATTACAGTATCTCCAGGTTTTATATCTGTTTTAACCAAACTTGGTGTTGATATTACTTTTGCTTCTCTATTTATATATTGATGATTAAAAACTTCTGTATTAACAACAAGTTCTTTGTCACCAATTTTTTTAGTATTATTATATCTTTTACCTATTGGTTCTATTATAAAGTCATATAAACTTTTCATTAGTACTCTAGATTATACTCTACAGATACAGCCATGTTTTTGTTAAAATCTTTCCAAGGTATAACATTGTTATCCTTTTTGATATAAACGCTGAACTTGTCTGTTTCTTCAATTATATCGCAAATGACGTGCCCGCCGTAGACCTCTTGGCCAACGGCGTAATGCATTGCGTCATTTTTATAATCTTTACCGATACTAATCTTGCGTATCAGCTTCATCTTCCACGTTTTCAGGAAGTGGTGCAATAGATCCGTCTTGTATGTTAATACTTACTTTTCCATACTCCTCTTCTAGTTTACCTTGAAACTCAGTTAACTCAGTTTGCATTTTTACTACAGCGTGTAGTAAATTATGTTTTTGAGATTCTAAGCCACCAAGCTGTAATTGTGCTTGGTTAATTTTGTTAACGTGTCCTTGAAGTTCTTTTAATTGTTCTTCAGAGATATTTTTCACTTCTTTACTCATAATTAATTTAATTTAATTGTTAAAAATTTACTTTAATATTATTACATATAATATAACAATATTAAATAGCTATTGTCACCGCTACTAAGCGTCTGCCATACCTTTATAAAGATCCATTGCTTTTGCAGCAACGTAAGCCTGTTTTACAGGGTTTTTAGCGCTATCTTTCAAGTCCATATCAAATGATCCACTTATTGAGCAGATGTGGTTGTTAGGATTTGCATCTCTAGCAGCTTTATCTTTATAAACATTTGCGTGCCAATTTCCAATTGTAATTTGTGTCCACCTATCAGCTTTCACTTCAGGGGTTTTGATTGTACCATCAGAATTGTACACAGCTGCAGTCTTTACGTAATTCTCAGAATTGCTACTACAACTCCAATTTACGCTTGATATTTTTACATACGCATCTGCTACCGCGATGCCTTTGTAATCATATGATCCTTTTAATGCCATGTTTTTAAATTTAAAGGTTAAACAAATTAGCTGTTGCCAGCTAAATATCTTATTACTTGTTTTCGAGTGCTTTTACTCTAGCGAGTAAATCTTCGTTTTGAGCTTTTAGTTCTTGTACGGCTTTTACTAACGTAGCTGTTATTGCATTGTAATCTACAGACTTATGATCATCAAGCTCACCCTGTGTGATCCATTTAGAAACTACAGCCTCAACCTCTTGAGCAACAAAGCCAGTGTGCACGTCATCTGTTGAACTATTGATCCAATTAAAGTTTCTTGGTCTTAGTGATGTTATTTCAGATAAACCATAATCAGAGTCTACAATATTCTCTTTTAATCTTTCATCTGAAATAGCTGAATAATTCAATACAAAAACACTACCACTGTTACTAGCGGGTCTTATATACCAATCACCATTTGATCCATAATGTATGTGTGAGAACGTACTACCTTTACTACTATGTGGTCCAAGTCGAACAGTACCATCGGTGTTATTATTTCCAAAAACTTGCAACGTTGCTTTTGTATTATCAGCATCAACACTTGTACCGATGGCTAATACAGGCTCGGATGTGTTTCCCGCGTCTAACTCCATTATTCTTGTTGTGCCATTATACCAAGCAAAATCTCTACTATGTGTGCCAAATTGATATTCACTGTTTTGCTGACCTATGTGTCCATACGCGTCGTAATCACTCGTTGATCCAAACTCTATCACTGGACCGCCAGAGTGAGCTGAATCCATAATTATTTGATAGTTATTTAATGATCTTACGTAACCTGTTCCTGTTAATTGACCT